CGGCTCGTAGAGGTTAAGGAACTTGCCGATTACAGGCTGATAGCTGACGTGTTCGGGTACGGTGCAGAAGCCGTCATACTTGGGTACGCTGCCGATGTAGTCCTTGCCATAGTCTTGGCGCAGGGTCTCGTTGTTCCATGCGATGCGCTTCCTTACATACCCTCCGTTCAGTCTTGGCTGCTCCACAATCTTGTAGAGCGTTGTGCCGACACGGATAAACTCTTCCTTTGCCATGCCGCCATCTGTGGGCGGTCGGTGGCTGTCATTTACTTTGTTTGCTTCCATATTCCAATGATTTAAGTTTGAAAAAATGTCAGCTACAAAAGTATAATCAACTGTCGGATAAGTTGATACGCAAATCACAGCAGAACGCAGCAAAAAATACTTCGGGGCTGTTCGGGGCTGTAAAAACAAAAAATCCGAAGAAACAGAGCTGAAAACAGATGCTTCTTCGGGTGCGTGAGTATGTGTGAATGGCAATACGCCTATGCAAAGTATTTCGGATTTGCCGTATCAGTGATGTTCAGCGAAAAGAAGATGCCTGTTTTTTCTTTTCGCAAGTACAGTCTTTCAAGTATGGCTCTGCGAACCTGTTCCGCTCCGAATGTGTTGATGCGGAAAGCAAGGGCGATGATGGCTTCAAGACTGTAAACCTCCATGCTGCGTTTGTCCGACAGTTTGATGGTATGCTTTGTCTCATATTCCCTCAAAACACCGCTTTTACAAAGAGCCTTTATCCCTGCTCGGATTGTTGGGGCGATAACCCCGAACAACTCGCAGAGTTCCCACTCGGTCATGGCAATGGAGACTGTATCGGTCGGCAGGGCGATGTTGCCCTGTCCGTCCATCGTGATGATGCTTCGTTTCTCTTTCATCTGTATTCTTCTTTATGGGTTATCAAATGGCACTGCAAATGCTTTTCTCCATATCCCCCAACTTGTCGGACAACAGTTCCAAGTCCTGACTTATCTTTTGGGCGGTTATCTTCGCGTAGATTTGAGTGGTCTTTATGTTGGTATGCCCCAACAGGCGGCTGACGGTTTCAATGGGTACTCCGTTGGATAACAGTATGGTAGTTGCTGCCGAATGTCTTGCGACATGATATGTTAAATGTGTCTTTATACCGCACAAATCGGCTATGGCTTTCAGCTTTTTGTTGCAGGTCGTATTACTTGGCATGGGGAAAACCTTATTGTCCTTTGCCATCCCCTTATACTTCTCTATAATCTTTCGGGGAACGTCCAACAGACGGATATTCGATTCGGTGTTGGTCTTCTTTCTTCGGGTGATAATCCATAAGTTACCGTCAAAGAAAGTTTGCAGGTTGTCGGTGGTGAGGTTCTTGACATCGGAATATGCCAACCCCGTGAACACCGAAAACAGAAACAGGTCCCTCACAAGCTCGTGGGTCTTGTCGGGCATCTCGGTATTCATCATGGTGTGTATCTCCTCTTTCGTGATATACCCCCTGTCCACGCTTTCGGGAGAGTTGATATACCCTGCAAAGGGATTGAACGGCAGACGACCGTCATTTCTCGCTATGGAAATGATGTGCTTCAACACAATCATATAGCCCCAAATGGTATTAGTGCGGCATTTCTTCACCGTGCGCAGGAAATACTCGAAGTCGTTGATGAACGTGAGGTTTAACTCTTTGAGGGGAATATCCTCACGCTTGTATGTATGGGGCAGGAACTCCCGAATATGCTTGCAGACGGTTATGTACCGTTGGAATGTTCCTTTGGCACGGCTGTGTCCGACTTTCTTTGCAAACTCCGCATTGTGCTGCTCAAAGAGTTTCAGCAAGGTTTCCTGCTTGATACCGATACCGAGATAGGCATCTTTCAGTTTGGCAGCGGTCACATATCCGTCTGTCTGCATCAGTTCTTGGTAGCGGCGGTTCACCTCCACCCGAATCTTGTCAACCGCACGGTTGATTCTCTGCGCTTCGGCACTCTTGCCCGAAGCACGGTTGTTCTTCACATCCCACAAATGGGGTGGAACTTCCATTTTGCAACTGAACTGCTTAATCTCTCCGTCCACCGTAAGGCGGCACATCAGTGGCAGGTTGCCGTTGGGCTTTGCACTGCCTTTCTTCACGTAGAATAAGACCTTGAATGTACTTCGCATAACTCACTTCTTTTTTGGTGACAAAATTAGTTTACCGTGAGTTACCAACAGCTACGCAAAATTACGCAAATCGCAGAAAAACAGATGCTTATTCTGGAAGTTCACACATTACGGCAGTAATGATGTGGTAACTGAACTCTTGCGTTGTGTGGCTTTTGGATGTCTGCAAACGACCTTTTCCACATCAAAAGCAAAAGCGTAACGACCACTCTTTCAGTTGAATCGCTACGCTTTTCTCAAATTTACTTTTTAGCTATCTGTTTATTTTATAAGTGAAAACGTAGGAAATTTTCAGACTGATACAAGAGATATCATAGTGGTTCTGACCATATAGCGTGGACGACTATTGCTACATATGCTTCAAAGGTTTCCTACGACCTTCACTTAAACGTGACATAGGTGGCTCACGTTTTTTAAGAATTCCTTGGATACATCCCCAATTACAGTAAGATAAAAATACAATTCTGATTGCTAATAAGTTCTACTTTTATTATTTTTGTGATGTATTATCTCATCTAATAAATCATTTGAATCTATGAAGCAACAGCTTATAACCACATTACTTGCATTATGTATTACATTTCCACTGAATATCTTTCCTCAAAGCAACCTTCCAAGTAAAAAAGAACGCATATATTCGTTATCTATGATTTGGAAAGAACTTGAATATAATTTTGCTTTTCCATCTTATTTTCAAAAGCACAGATTAGACAGCCTGTACTTAAATTATTTGCCTAAAATAGAAAATGTAAAAGATGAATATGAATATTACCGCATCCTTTCTTCTTTTATGGCAAATATGAACGAAGCCCATACACGTATCATCCCCCCTCAAAAGCTGCCTTATGATATGCCCCCTATCATAACATCAAACATCGGGGAACACATTTACGTAAAAAACATAGATAAAAAATTGCTGAAATCAATACCTATAAAAAGCGAAATAACCGCAGTAAATGGAATACCAGTAATGGATTTTCTAAAAGATTCGGTTTACCAATATATAGGTGCATCCACTGCGCATTGAAAATTCGACAAAGCTGTAACTGAAATGTTATACGGTAAAATTAATTCCAAAGTTCATCTTTCAATAAAAACGCCGAAAGGTAAAAGAAAGGATATTGAACTTACACGCAATTATTTACAGAACAAAAAGGAATTCATAATGGCTGACACAGCCTACACTGTTCCGATAACAATCAAATACCTGAAAAACAACATTGTATATATACACTTATCAACTTGTGCTGGAAATAAAGTTGGAGAAATCCAACAAATCTTTTATCGAAATCTACCAAAGCTATTGAAATGCAAAGGGCTTATTGTTGATGTCAGAGGAAACCGGGGAGGAACTGACCAAGCTTGGTATTTACTGGCGTATTGTTCAATGCCCGGAAAAGATTTTCGAAATAAAGGGAAATGGGTAACCAGAAAACATATAGCTTCGTATAAAGGGTATGGCTCAACAGACAAAACGTTTGAAGAATACTTTAAGGGACTAGCAATGGAAGAAATTTATTATCCACCTTAACAAAAACGGAGTTCCTGACTCTTTAAAGCTAACCCAACCTATGGCTATTTTGTCTGGACAATATGTTGGCTCTGCAGCTGAAGACTTTGTGCAACTAATGAAAGAAAACAATCGTGCCGTTATTGTTGGAGAACCAACTATTGGCTGTATAGGGGAACCTATGTTCATCGATTTACCTTATGGATATAAAGCTATGATAAGCGCAAAGGCTTATATTACAAACGAAGGCTCACAACTCAATGACACTGGAATATTACCAGACATAGAAGTGAAATCGGATTTCATTGATTTTTTGAGAGGAAAAGACAATCAACTTAACATGGCTATTGATATAATCACAACCAAAGTAGTAAACCTTAAATAATACAAAAACACCCAGCTTTACATTATTGGATATAAAACTGAGTATCTATTTTGTAATCTACTGATTTTCAGCATTTATCACAGAGATACAGGTTTTCACACTTCTAAAACATAAAACTGAACACTTTCTTTTGCGAAACTTTAAACCTTTCAATCTCCAAAGAAAGCGATTTCTTCAACTG